CATGAACCAGCCAGATAAAAACGGTCATGCCCGAAAATGTCAGAAGGACGCCGGCCACCACTCCGGCGATGGCGGCGGCCGTGGTGCCGATCTTGTCGAGAAGGCCGAACATCACAGCACCCCCGAGGCGCAAAGCTCGCCTTCGCCGATGCGCGATGCATCGCCCATGCCGCGCCGCCGGGCGAGACCGACCACCATTCGGCCACCGGCACGATTGAAGGCCGTGGCGGCCGAGCAGCTTTCCAGCCAATGCCCGGCCCTGCCAAGCCGAGCCGCCGTCGAGCCGCAGGCGGCATCGGCCCCGATGTTCCATGCAAGCGAATCCATCATCGCTCGCCAGGACAGGGGGGCTTTGTCCCAATTGGGAATGCAGGCAACGAGCTTGGCCCGATAGTCGCGGTCGATCTTGGTCGACAAGCGGCTGTCACAGCCCTTCGGAGTTTCGACTGTGCCCCGTTTCACGTTGTCCGTGTCGCCGTCGCAGATCGTCCAGACGGGCGGCTTGGCGATCGTGTCGAGATAGGCGGTCAGTGATCTGCCTTCCCACGGCTTGACCAGAACATCAACAGCAAGGGCAACATCGTCAGGGACAGGCGAAGAGCCAGGCATAAGGGCCACCGTGCCGCCGGCACCGGCGGCGAGCACCACGGCAGCGATGGCCGTCCTCGCCCTCTTCGTCGCGGTCAGCTTAGCAGTCATCGTGGAAAACCCCCTGAAGGAGGTAGCGAGCGATGAAGGCCGCGAAGACGATAGCGAACGCCACGAACGGGAACACGTTCGGCGGAATGAAGCTCGTACCGGCAAGATACGGAAGGACGGCTTCGGCCGCCGTCAGCAGCCCGCCGATGATGAGAATGTGAGATGTCCACGAATGGCGCAGCACCTTCCCGGCGTTCGGTATCAGCTTCGGTTTCTTCATCCTGCTACCCCGTTGCGATTAGAGCAACAGGGTACGCGCAAGAGGTTTCCTTTGTCGCCGGGTCAGCCGATCCGAAGCCAGTGGCGCACGATCATCGACGCCTGATCGGAAAACCAAGTCAATCCCGCCCCGACGCTGACGCCGCCAAGGGCGAGGAAGCCAACGATTGTTAGGCCGGTTCTCTTCATGCCCTGCCAGTCGTCCACGGCAGGGAGAACGGTTTCCGCCTGTGTTTGGGCAAGTGTCTCTACCAGCTGCCGACTGAGTGCTAGTTCGGTCTTCACGTCAGCCATTCCTTGTGCCTGCTCATCTAGGCGGCGATGAATGGCAGCGCGGTTGGTACTGGCGGCGGTCTTTTCGTCGTTGAAATCATCACGGAGTTGCCCGACGCTCGCCCCAAGCTCACCGAGCTTGACGAGGATTTGGCCCATTATGTCGCCGCCTTGGAAGCTCTGAGGCATGCTTGCTCACTTACTGGTGATGGGATCGGCGGCATCCGGTGCGGACTGGACATCTTTCGCGCCGTCGTTGATGCCCTCAGTACCAGCCACGATGGCATCAGGTTCCGGGGCTGAGAAGACAATCCCGCAGCTTCCGCACTTCCACAGATATGTCAGATATCGATAGATATTAGGGGATAGGCACTTAGGGCACCGCATGGCTTAACCCTCCGGCATTGCGGCAATTAGGGCCGCGCTGTATTCATCCCACGTGCTGGCATATTTCGTCTGTAGAGCTGCGACATTCTCGGCCATATTCGGGCCGCCCAAAAGGTTCACCGTGGCGATGTCCTTCCGCATCTGATCAAACTTGTGATCATAGGTTACATCGACGGCAGCAATGGCGGCGGATACTTGCTCCTCGATTGTCGGCGGGTCGATCGGCAAATCGTCAAGCTCCGTGGTAGCGCCTGTCTCCAGATCAACAACAATCCGCACGGCGATCACTCCCAATAGACAGTAGCTGTCCCGAGGTCGAACGTGTCTGTTCCGTTGGTAGACGTAAGCCTGATGCGATCAAGAACGCCTCCGAGCAACTTATTGCCGCCAGAAACGAACCCGTAATAGACCGAAGACCCGTTATCCACGCCGCCTGCTAGACTAGCAATCCACTTGTTGCCGCTACCCTTAACTAGCGTAAGAATAGATGACGAGACGACAGCCGCGCCACCGGCCCAACCAGCCCAAAAGCCGGAGGTTTGATTGCCACCCGAACCACCGGAGCCAGTCGTAGAGATGGACGCGTCAGAAACATACCCGGTATTCTCGACACCGGAGGAAGTTCCGAGCTGCAAAAGCGCATGGGCTGTCCCGGACAGGCTCAGATTATCCAGCGCGATAGTGATGCGTTTTGCTGTCGCCGGAATTCCGGTCACGTCGACCGCTGTGCCCGTCAGGGTGACGGTTGCCCCACCCTTCAGCAGCCCGGTCAATTGGCTTCCGTCAACTGCCGGGAGCTTGGCGCTTCCGTCCAGCGCAAGAAGGTTGTTGGCAAGGACGCCGACACCGCGACGAGCCAGAGCGATGATATCTTTAGCAAGCGTCACGGGGGTTACTCCCAATACACATAGGCGTTGCCGCCCGTCATGTTCGCCCCGGTGTCCGTCCCGACCCTAATGCGGTCGAGGACGCCAGGAAGCGAAACATACCCAACGGTAAATCCTGCTCTAGTGCCGTCTGCGAAATGAGCGACAACCTTCCACAGGTTCCCGGATAGATTGAACAGCTCGTACAGGGCATAACATGCGTTAGAAGCCCCGCCACCGCCGCAGCCAACAAGAGCGCCCGCAGACAAGGCCGTCGTCCCATAGCCAACGGCGGCATTCACGCCGAAAAGAGTGCCGGCATATCCTGTTGTCACAACGCCGGCAGTAGTACCGAGCTGCACTTGCAGGCTGTCTGCTGTGCCCGTAGCTCTGGAAACGGCAGTCAAGTCGATTGTTATGCGACGCGCACCGGCCGGAATTCCGGTAATGTCCTTGAACGCCGCGCCGGCCAGGGGCACACTTCCCACGCTTCGCACAAGGCCGGTCAACTGGCTTCCGTCAACAGCGGGGAGTTTCGCCGAGCCGTCCAAGGCGATCACGTTCCCGGCCGCGACCCCGGTATTCTTTACCGCCGCGCTGCCTAAACCGAGGTTCGTTCTGGCTGCCGCTTGGTTGGAGACATCGGAAAGATTGTTCGCCGGCACGAGGGCACCAGCCACCGCGAATGAGCTGATGACGAATACTTCCACCTTCTCCCCAACGCTGGCTGCATTCGCCAGCGTCAGCGTCGTTGATGTCAGCGTGTAGTTATCGCTCCCCTGCGGAAATTTCACGCCCTCGTGGTAGACATCACACGCCGCCGGGTTGGCAAGCGTCTCGCCCAAGGGGAAGACCGTCTGCCCGGCCGCCGCGGTGAAGGAGATAATACGGCGGGCGACGCCAGAGAATGTCTGAGCAGTCGCCGCGCTGGCTGCCGCCGCCGTCGCGCTGGTCTGGGCATTGGCCGCGCTGATCGTTGCGGACGTCGCCGCTGCCTGGGCCTCGTCCTTGTAGTTCGCAATGGCCCCGGCGTTACCCGCGATCTGTTCCAATAACGTCGGGTCGATTTCCGCGCCGTCAGCTATGTTGGCTGGCGCTGTGAATGCGCGCTTGATCTTCTCTGCCAACTGCAACACGCGCTGAGCCATCAGGTCTAGGCCGCGCTCTATCGTCTCAGCGTAATATGCTCCTTGATTTTCAAGGTCGATGTCCTGAGTGAACGGGACATTAAGCAGGATCGTCAGCGTCTTGCCGGCCGGATAAGCAACGCTTGTAACGATCGACCCGCCAGTATCGCTGCCAACGCCTGTCACCGTGTAGTCGGTATTGAGCGCGAGAACGGATTGCGATCCGTCAGAGGAAAACAGGATGGCCTTGACGTGGCTCGCGGCATAGACTTTGAACTGGAACGGAAATATTGTGGTAGCCCCGTTACAGCTGTATGGGCCGGATCGATTTGTCTCGCTCGAAATGGTCATGTCGCGCCCTGCTCTGTTGGCAAGAACATAGCGCCAAGGGGTTTCCAGCAAATCCGGAGCAGTGGTAGACTGGCGGTTATGCTACGTATTTTTGCTATAGCCGCCACACTGACGATCGCTAGCCTTGCGCATGCTGCAAACATCATCGGGGCTGCTATCCCGGTAGATGGAGACACCATCGATATTCACGGGACACGCGTCCGCCTGGACGGAGTCGACGCGCCAGAGAGCCGGCAGACGTGTTGGGATGCGACCGGGCGGACTTACCGGTGTGGTCAAGTCTCGGCAAACGCGCTGGATAAGTTCTTGTCGGCATCGCAGCCGATCAAGTGCCGACCGACAGGACGGAGTTACGAGCGCGTCGTTGCCATTTGCCAGCGCGCCGATGGCACGGAAGTGAACCGCTGGCTGGTTGCCAACGGCTACGCGATCGATTGGCCCAAATACAGCCGTGGCAGATATGCTGGAGACCAGAACCGGGCGCGCGCCGGCCGGCTTGGGGTATGGGCCGGCCGGTTTGAGATGCCGTGCGCGTTCAGAGGGCGGGCATGCTGACGCCGTGGTGACCTGACGATCGCTTTCCGCTATAGGTTGCGTTCAATGGGGGCGTAGAATGATTGCTTTTGCCGCGCTAACTGCCGTCAAGTTGATTGACGTTGCGGCTATTTTGTCGCTCGTACTCGGTCTATTGAAAACTCCGCGCATTATCGGGTTCCCCGTTGCGCTCGTTGTTGCAATAGCCTTCTCACCAGTGGCTGACATCCTGTCCGGTCAGTTCGACTACGTCTCGATCCTTGCCACGCTATGCGCCCCGTGCATTACCTTTTCCATTGGTAAGCTCATCAGACGCGACTTTGCCTGATCACGTTCAGCAGTCATCCTTGAAACGGCCGCTGATGCATGTCCCCTCATCGCCATATTGCCCAGCCGTTCCGCCATGCCCCGGCGGTAGGAGCACCACGAATACGGCGAAGCCAATGATGGCGAGACCAATGAAAATCTTGTCTGCCATTATTTCACAGCCTCTTTCATCTCTGGGACGATTGTCCCATCAATAGCCCACCTGATCTGCGGCAACGACGCCCCAGGAGTTAGCCGCCGCATCGCCGCAATATCGGACGGCGACATGTCCCCGCGAAACGCTGCCCCAGCTACGTCCATCACGTCCTTTGCCGCACCAACGGTCGGCCCAAGATAGCTGTCCACAGCCGACCGAGACGCGAACCGGGACGCCGGCTGCTTTTGCATCCTGTCCGGCCAAAGCTTCTGCAGGCCGGCGTAGATGCCGGGAATGCCGATCTTCTCTGCTGTGTTGTTGACCTCGAACAGATATGGGAACAAACCGCTACGGTCTACTCCCTCTGCGATGAACCGACCAGGATTATCGGACAAATCATCCGATCGTCCGGCCTCAATTGTCTTCAGATAGTAAATGAACGCCCCGATGGTAGTCGAGACTATGAGGCCGGATACCATAGCAGCTTGGTCTTCCTGCAACCCCCGTAGAAACGCGCGCTGATGGGCCGCCATGGCGAAGCCACGGAACTGCGACAGGGCTCGTCCGGCTGGGGTGTGCATGAACAGCGGCACGTCGGCGAGCCCCTTCGTTACGATGATGCTGCCCACGTCCTTTGCGATGGCGGAGCGGTAGGCTTCGCGCGCCAGATCATCCGTCCATGCCTCGGTGTTCGCAGCTCTGATCGTCTTCAGGACTTGGCCATGCTCCTGAAACTGAGCAAGGATGCGCTCCGACATAGACTGATCGATGCCAAGGAAGTTCATATAGGCCTTTTCCTTGGCCGCCAAGGAACCCCACTTCTCCGCGTTCTTCAGGATGCGGTTCTGTGTAATGACGCTTGAGAAAGCCTTCTGGTAGTCATCCCACATAGGCATAAGGGTTGCCTTGGAGAACATGCGGGCCGTGTTGTTGACGAGCCGTTCAAACGGAGAGCCGATGCCATACGGGTTCGTCAGTTCCCCGTAGGTCGCCAGTGTCGCGTTGCGGACTTGCTCACCGACGACGCCGGCGGATTTGGCTTCCCCCGCCGCCATCTTGAACGCCTTCAGGTTGGTGACTAACGGGACGACACCGTCCCCTATCCAACGCTGCATTCCATGAACCATGATCGGCCGGCCGATATCTGTCAGGCTAGACAGCACAACGCCGCCCATGGTGCGCATATAGTTGAACGCCATGGCAGCATTCAGCACCTTTGCCCATCCGGACGAATTCGCGCCGGCCATGTACTGACCACGCAGCATATCGCGCACTGCCTCAAGGTCGCGTATATCGGCCTTCTCTCGATCGTTGAGCTTCACTCGCGCCTTCTCATCAGGGGCCGCCAACCTCTGTTGATCATAGTCCTTGCGGATGCGCTCAATCATCGACTTTAGATCGGGCTTCCCGTCCCCACCAAGCCGACGCGACACGTTCGACAGCTCGATATCAGCGCCCATTGTCCGCGTGTATCGGTGGGCTACATGTTCGATATCGTCGATGAGAAACGAAGCAATCTTCGCATCAGGAATAGTGAACGTGCGCTCTTTCATCGGGCCGCGAGAATTTGCAACAACACGGAACGGACTGTCCCCTTGCGTGTCGATCGCCCGACCGGTGATCTTGTTGTAGATGCTATTTACGGCCTCCTCGACATAGACTTGTCGTTCGGCCGGAAGCATGTCCGTAAGCTCGGAAACCTTTGCTTCGGACGCGGCAATCTTTCCCTTGAGCCGCTCAACGGCGGCCCGTGCCACGTCTGGATTGTACCTCTCGGCGCGCGCCACCAAATCAGCCATGCGACGAGTGCTCGCCTCGACCAGCCCCGCCGTCTGCTCCATACGGTTTGATACAGCATTGCGGAGTTCGGCCAAGGCCGCTTCCGGGTCGATCTTTTCCAGACGCTCGATCTCCTCGGCGAGGTCGGCGAGCCGGCTGATGTTCTTCGCCTCGGAAACGAACGGGTCTCCTAAGTCGCCTTGGTGTGCAAGGTCATTCGCGGCAACGGTATCGCCCTTCTCGGCAAGCGAAGCCGCCTTTGCCTCCCGTGCTGCCTTCGCTTTCGCCAGCCGGTCTTGTGCCTTGTTCGACCTTTCGAGGATCTGAGCGAAATCGTTCCGAGCCTTCTCCAGTTCGGCTGCGATCTGCTTTGGCGTCAGGTCTATGCGCTCATCCAGGCCGGTCAGCGCCTTATGCAGGCGGCCGAGCCTGTCAAGATTTTCGCCTTCCATGGCGGCGATGCGGGCATGAAGTTCGTCAACAATCCCCTGCCGGCCGACGATGTTGTTTCGGATGCGGGAAACGCGCGCATTGATCGCCGCCCGGTCAGATGCATATTTTGCATAGTCCGGGCCGGCGTTCGCAGTGGCCGTCTTCAGCTCTTGCTCAAGACCCTTGATGGTCTGCATTGGAGCCGAAGCCTTTCGGGCGCTAGACAGCCGGGCGCGGATATCGCTCAAGCTGGCGTCGGTCTCCGCAAACGCCGGGTTCGCCTCTTTCATCGCTTTCAGTTGGGCCGGCAAAGAATTGAGAAGCGCCTGGCTGTCTTCCTTTCTCAGCTCCAAGTCCGCGATCTGCGATGACCAATAGGCCGACCTTTCGGCGTGCGCATCAGTGGCGGCCTTCTCCTGCTGCGCAATGTTGTCCATCATCCATTCGCGGACGATCTGCTTGAACTGCGGCTCCTGACCCTCGATCTTCCGCACGTCATACATGCGCGTGAAATAGCTGTCGGCCGTCTCAACGCTGACATCCTCTGGAAGCATCCCGGCATCAATCGCCTTCTGCTTGAGCGGGTCAAACACGGTCTTGCGCCAGTTCTGCGCCTGCTCGGTAACGAACGAATTCCCAGCCGCGTCGATGTCCCCCGTCCGCATGGCCTGCCCCACGCGCGACCGGAATTCGTCATAGCCCATCTTCTCGCCGCCTTTGCGGGCGGTAACCCATGCGGACTTGGTGCTCTCCATGGCTTTGACGTATGCTCCGTCATAGGCCTTGACGATGGTCTCCACGGCGCGCGCCGACGCCTGTCCGGCGTAGTTCGCCTTGAGATAGATCGGGTTCTCGACGAGGTTGAGCAGGATGTTGCGCGTTTCCGCCGATGGTGATGTCAGGGCACGAAGAAGCGGGTTCATCTGGGCTGTTGCGTTGGTCGCGGCGCGCGCCACGCGACCATAAACTGTCAAGGCATCCTTGCTTGGAGCGTCAACCGCCGCCGCGCCTGCCGACGCCGGAGCGGCCTGAGTGGTCGGGGCTGATGTGGCCGCCTCATCCAAGAGGCTCTTCATATCGGCTTCGGCCACGTCAGACGCGAGCGGTTCCGTAGAGTAGACATCCCGCTCAAGCTCGGCCGCCGCCTTGTTCCATGCGACGTTATCGAGCAGTTTCGACCCGGCCGCCCCCAGCAGGCCGCCGAGCAGTGCGCCGCCACCTACGGCGATGGCATTCTCTTCCGGTGTGCGGGTAACCTGTGTTGCCTGTAGAGCTGCCGACTGTGCGCCGGCACCCACAGCGCCGGCTATGCCGCCCGCCAGGGCGGATTTAGCCACGTCATAACCGATTGCTGCGGACTGGACCATTCGCCCGGCAGGGATCAACGTCGGCCAATCTAACACCCCTGCGGCGACAGACGCGACAGTCCCGCCAAAGCCCGCCTCGCTCAGGGTCTTCCGGTCGGCGTTCTCCATGTCGATTTGTTGCGTCAGATGATCGTAAGCGTTCTGGTTGTAAACCTCCGCGAGCCGATCCGGATAATTCTCGTAGACCGTCCCCTTTGCTTTCGCGAAGGGGTCGAAGCCCGGCGTCTGCGTGTCCATGTCGGCAGACCACATCTTTGACGATGCGGCCGACCCGATAGTGTTCCCTTGCCGAAACGCCGCGTTCATAACGGGTACGAGCCCCGGAGATGTGGTGTCCTCCGTCGTGTCGGCAAGCGGGCGCGGCTCCACGCCGACGTTTCCAGGGAGGCTGTCCAGCTTAATCCAAGGCATTATTTCCCACCCTTCAAGTTCTTTTCACGCTGCGCACCCATCAGCGGCGCGGCCGGCCGCGCCGGAGCAACAGTTTTTGGAGGCCTCGTTGGTGCAGGCGGCTCTTGCGTCATTTCATTACGGTTGGCATTCAGCACATCAAACGGTGCCTGAGCCTCTTCGAGCTTCCGCTTGAGGTCAGCTCTATCCTGCTCATTAGCAGCATTTTCCGCGTCTGCTTGCCTCTGCCGTTCATCCGGTGTGACGGGTACGGCTACTGCCTGTCTTCCCGCGCCGCTCCACGTAACGGACGGCATGTCATCGGCCGTCACTTTCTGAAGTGGTTTGGCATCCGCCCCGACTGCGACAGGCTCCCCACGTTTCCAATTCTGCTGCTCGCGGGCAACGTTGAATTCGCGCTGATTATCTGGGGCTTGCTTCTCTCTCGCGGCCGTCATCGCCGCCGCCGGGTCGAACACAAGCCCTAAGCCATCCTTCGTCATGTCCACGGTGGGCAGGCCATCAGCGCCCTTGCGCCAGATCGTCACGACATAAGCAGGCGCTTGCCCAGCAGCAATGCGCGCCGCTGTGTTCGGGGCCGGCTCAATGTGGATCATATCCGGGGTGATGTCTCCCTTTGGCCCTTTGCCGACATCGGCAATCAGTTGCTCGTTGAGGTATGAGTACGAGCCATTGACCGGAGGATGATAGTTCTCCGGTGGGTACTTTATGACGATGCTCGACCCCGTTGCGTTTGTAACGCCGTACAGACGCCGAAACATCATATCGGCCCGCCCCTTGGCGATCGTAGGGTCAGCAACTTCCTCGTATTCGTTCTTGAGCAATTCTTTATAATCGGCAACCATCGTTGCGCTCTGCTTCGGGTCAAACCCGGCGGCAGGCGAGAACGAATGCCAATTGCTGAATAGCCCTGTAACAGTACCTACATTGACCTTTTCGGTAAGTTTGTTGACTTCCTTCTCGTCAACAATGCGCTGCTTGGCAGGGTCGGTCACAGCGAGATAATGAGCAACGGCTTCCTGTGGGGAGTACCCAAGGTCATCGACCATGTGGCGGTAATCAGTGCCGGCCTTTGACGCGATATCTCCGCCCTCACCCTTGAACGCCGTTTGGGATATCGTCTGGATTTGCTGCGACATCTGCATGGCGTCCAGCACGCGGGCAGGATTTCGGCTGTCCAGATTGCCGCGAATGCTATTGGTGATCGAGGTCGGAACGGTGTTCGTCTGGCGGATAAGTTCGCCAAGGACCGGCATCCTCTGTTCGGGCTTGACCGAGGATGACACCTTGTCCCAAACGGCATCATTGGCTTTTCTGCCCGCCTCCGTGTAGCCGTCGACCATCAGGTTTCCGTTCGCGAAACTGCGGATGTTGTCGCGAGCCTCAAGCTCCTTCTTGTTCTTTTCATTGTACGAATTGACGAGTCCGGCCTTCTGCCCTTCGTCAAGACTAGGGTCCTCAACGATGTCGTTCACGGACAGGGTGTCGTCGCTGGTCGCGATGCGGAGCTTGTAATGATCCTCCTGCGCAACGCTTGCGGCCTTCTGTGCCTTCAGCGCCTCAGCCTGATCGGCCGCAACTCCGGCGACCGCCGACTGACGCAACTGATCGGCGTAAGCTGGGGGAAGCCCGGACAAGGCCGCCTCGACATCCGGGGAGAAAGTCACGTCACCCATTGTCGGCTTCGGTGGGCGAAGTGTTGACAGCGAGGTGGATGACATGGCGTCTGCGGTTGGCTGGCCGGCAGAGGCCAAATAATCCGGCGATGACTTCCCGACACCGCCGATGGTCACAATACCGTTTAGACGGGACTCCATACGTCGCCCAAATTCGGCATCGGATATCTGCCCGAAGCTTTCCCACGTCGGGGTCAGACCGCGCCTGATGGCCCCGAAATTACCGGCCTCTATATCTCCCACCAGACTGCGGCCCGTGCGCGTTCGATAGTCCGCTTGTGCGAGATACCAAGCCCCCTTGTCTTGAGACGCAGGGCTGAAGTCTGGAAGGCCAAGCTTGTTGGATACTCGGTCCCAAGTTCCTTCGACGAACTGATATCGCCCTGCCGCCGTGCTGGCACCGCCTGGACCGACGCGGCGAGGATGATCGGCATATCCGGTGAACTTGCCTCCACCGTTCAGGATATCATAACTGTGTGCCTCGCCCTGCGCTGTGGTGCCTAGGAACGCATACGCGATAGGCGGCAGGCCGGTGGCGGCAAACTGGTTTGGAGCCGGCGTCGAAATGCTCGCGTGGGCGGCGTCGCGCTTCACCGCGGAGATGGCCTCCGGCTTGAGCTTTTCGAGCAAGTTCATTGCATCGTCTGGAAGAATTTCGTCCTTGTGCGTCGTGGCGTAAGTCAGCGCCGCAATCGGGTCTGTTTGCGCAAGGAACGCCGCCGCCTTCGTTCTCGCTGACGACACATAGCCCGCGTGCTCCTGAGTAATGCGCTCCGGACCCCATCCTTGCTTCGCCCCAAGGGCGTCGATTTCAGCGAGGCCGTTACCGATGTAGGTCTTGAACCGGTTCTCATCGGACGGCGACTGAATAGCCTGATCCTGAAACCCATTCATCGCCGACGTATGTTCGCCGATGAAAAATGATTTCTGACCGGCGGCGCGCGTGGCAAGCCCCTGTCGTTGCGCGTCGTTGTCTACCGCCATGACGCGGTAGTCGAATTCCTGCTGTGCAACTGGGTCAGTGATCCCAGCGCGGATTTTCGTTTTGGCGTCGTTCCACTTCTTCTGATAGTCCGGGAACGCGTCTACCGCGTTCTTTCCCTCAAGAGAGCTATACCCCTGAGTGTTCTCGTCGCCGAGATACAGGCGGTCCTTTTCGGCCATAGCCTGTTGCACGCCTACAAGCGCCTGCGACTGCGCCTGCATCTTCTGGACCTGGGCTTGCGCCTGACCGTAGGCGCTGATGCCTTCGCCTAGACCGCCAACGGCGCGCGCAATATTGCCGCCGAACGCGTCCGCGTTCACGCTGGTGTTGTCGCGGAAGTTCATGCCTGGATCGAGCTTGACGCGGTCGGCTTCGTAAACTGGAACTACTGGCATTAAATTTAACCTCCGGCCGGCACCAATGCCTTGCTCGCCATGGTCGCCTTGTACTTCGCGATGTCGGTCGCGCCGGTCAGGATCGACGTTCCCGCACCGATGATGCCTGACATGAGGGCATTGCTTCCCTGAGCTTTGTAGGCGTTCGCCTGATTGCGATAGGAAACCGCTTGGTTCCGCGTATCGTCATAGTTGCGGTAGGTGCTGGCCCGAATGGCGGCGGCGTCTTGAGCGCCTAGCGTGGCCGTATCAACCATCAGGTCGAGGGGAGAGCCAAACGTCGGATCAACTCCATTCGCAGCCATGGCCGCTTGCTGCTTGCTGACCAGCTGTGTCGTCTCGGCTTTCTGCTTGGCCTCTTCCTTCATGCCAGCGGTCATGACGTTGTGAGCCTGTTGGTCGGCTCTGATGGCGTTCTGTTGCTGTATCTTTGCGTTCGCATCCGCCGCCTGCTTCGCGGCGACGCCTTGCCCGACTGAGCTGATGGCACTAACACCAGCGCCGATCGCCATCATAGTTGCAGGGTCAACGCACATTTCATTTCCTCAGTTCGAACACTAGAAACCGATACCCAGAGAAATAAACGGCTTCATCAAAGAATTCAGCGCCTAGCCACTCAAGCCAGCGGATTGACGTTTTGTTTTCTTCCCAGACAGCATTCCTCAACGTCTTGTATCTTGCGAAGAGTATGCTTCTGAACTCTCGCGTATACCTGAGGAACTTACGCCTGTTCAGGGATATTGCGTCTGTTCCCAAGAGCCAAACGAGACCTTGGCCGGCAAGGGTGTTAATTTCGCTCGTTCCGAACATCAGCTCCGGTCGCCCGTCCATCAGCACAGTGGTTGCGTCCGATGACCCCATGGAGGCGGCGATGCCCTCCAGCGGCTGAAGTCCAACCATGGCAAGGCACTCGAATGCATCGGCCGCACGCATCCTCGGTGCGATATCGAAGCAATGTTCCATCGTCGCCGGGACGAATTCGAATTTCGCGCTCATCGGCCCATCGACACATCTGGCATAAGAGAGAGAATGGTCATCGGCAGCGGATCAAACTGCTTGATGAACATACCCCCATCCCTGTTCCAGTCTGGCATGGGCGTGATTTCGATGTCCCCGGTGAATGGCTGGATTGCTGACCCCCACGCCTCTGTAGACCGCTGCTTGAGTTCGACGATCTTTTCGTCATCCCGTCCGACATCCTTGGAGCTGACGAAGATGCCGCGTGTGTTCTCGACGCGGGCAATAACCGCAGATACAGACTTGAAACGCCCTTGCACCGAGCCAAGGCCCTGCACGTTTCCCATGTCGATTGCGAGGGTCTGGATAACCGCTTCGTACGGTATGCCGATGTGAATTTTCGACGCCGCGTTCGGTAGCGTGACAGAGCCGCCCGTAACGGTCAGATTGCGCACCACGTTTCCATCAGCCAGGGCGACTACCGTAGCGCCCTCAAGGTGGCCTAGACCGCTTACCGTGTTGATCGGCGCTCCGCTGTATGTCAGGCCGCAATCGACGAAGAACGCATCGTCTATGGCGTCGAATGATCGACTATGCAGTCGTTCGACATAGCGCTTTGTCACGCCGTTCACGGTGCGGCGGACAATAAAATATGGCACATCCTCGTCATCTTCGGCGATGCAGATAACGCATTCATATTTCGCGCCGAGTCCGCTTTCGTGGCGCGTCCACGCCCATACATCCTGCTCCTTGATGTAGGTCAGAGACACGAGCGACCCGTCATCTAGCACCACCCAAACGATGGACTCGTTAGCCTGCGCATAGGCCCATGAAACGATCTTCTTCCCCTTGAACAGGTGGCGGCTCATGATTGTCAGGTCTTTGCCGACCCAGGCATCATCTCCGTAGCTGTAGGAGAAATCACGGACAACGCCGCCCGATCGCTGGGCAAACAGGATCGTTTCGCCAACGGCGATCGGTTGGAGCTGCTGTGACCCACGGTAGCCCTGATTGCCGATGACGATAGCTGATGGCGTAATAGCGTCTGACTTCGAACCGCCAGTCACAACCCATTCGGCCGACGATGTCAGCAGCATGAGGCCGTATCTGGCGGCAAGCATGGCTTGGATAATGTTGATCTGCCGGGCCCGCATCCGAAACGTAATGCTGTCGCTGTCCTTTGCCGGCGATGCGTAGCCGAAATTCTCATAATTGGCCGTCTGGCTGATGTAGACGGCCTGTGGCTCATTGTCCGACGAGGCTAAGGCAAGCCGCTGCTGGATGAATGTGACGGCCCTGGGGTAGTTTCCAGCGCCGGAGAATGGATTGCGCCCCTGCTGCGGACCATCTGCCTTGTCCGGGGTGATGTTCTCATCGTCGAGCAAGAGATCGGTGGTCGACCCGATATAGCCGAACGATCCATTCAAGAATTTGTAGACGACATATTTCGACGCGCCGGTAACGGCCGGCCACGTAATCCGGTTGATACCGCCGTCAATCGATAGATCATTGACGCACGTCGCCTCAGCAGTCGGCAAGCTCTCTTCGCTCGTCGCCTCGCTGATGGCCGCGACCTTGTATCGGTAGGTGTGCGCGATGTAGCCTGTTTTCCCCGACGTGCTCGACTGGACGGCGGCCGTGCAAGACGCTGGCGGCTGCATGGCCGGGGTGAACGTGACATCCGCAAACGTCCAGTTGTTATCCGCATACCGAGAGAGCTTGCGGACTGGATACGCGCGATGCGCGATGTACATCACATCCGCCTCTTGGGCGAATGACAGTGTTGCGAGATCGGCGGCGGCATATGGCGAGGAAATCTCATAGACACCGCCGCCTGACGCCAGTATCAACCCGCCATTGCGCCAAAATCGGATATATCCGACACCGAATTCCAGCGCATATGACTGCGTCTCATTGAACTGGAATGGGATTAGGACGCTATTGTTTGCGCTGCTTTTGGTCTCACCAAGGTATTCTGTTCCAGGTCTGTTGCTGATGCCTCCGTGCGGGTGGACAAAAACATTCTTGGCCTGCTTCAGGCCTGTCGAGTATCGAGCAATATCAGTCCTCGCCCAAAGAGCGGGCGACAGCTCGCCGCCAACGAAGGCGGGCTGATATAGCCGCGTGCTCATTCGAACACCCCATTCAGTTCATCGTGGGCGTCCTCGTAGGTTGACCCTGTCCGCGATGTGGTGCGGGCGTCGTTGGCGTCAGCCGCCTTAGCAACAGCCGCCGCCTGTTGCGCGGCCCCGGACGCGTTTCGTTGCAGGTTGATGTCTCGCGTAAGCGGCATGGCGAGACGCATCGATAGATGCCAAGCCAGCGCGTCAACAAACAGCGGCGGAAACTTCCCGCTATCCTCAACACGCTTGACGTAGACGAGAACCAATGGCGACAGGTTGCTATACAGCACACCTCCAGAGTAGTCATACTTATACGATGGGTTCGAAATGCCGTCGTCGATATAGGGGATAAAGTCCGATGTAGTCGACGCCACGGGCTCGATATACCTTACCGACAGCACATCGGCCGGCATGGCAAATGCATGAAGCCACGCGCCTGCCCTGTCGTTCGCTTGCTCAGACAAGACCTGACGGCCGATGGCGAAGCGCCACGGATAAGACGAGAGCAGCGCATCTCTAGCTTGACCATAAAAGCGCGTGCAGTATCGCGCTTCCGCGCTGGCGTCATCCAGCGATGAGATCGTATCCTTGCCGATATTGCTGAGCGCTAGATTGCAGATCGAGACAATGGACGCCATGACCAACCTTCAGAAACAACATAGGCCCGATGATCCGGGCCTATGGTTTCCGTTATGAACTGGAGTTCTCCCGTTCACTCGGGAGGCTGAAGGTCAGTAGGTGGGGGCCAGGTAACGTCCTGATAATCCGCCGTATAAGTGTGCCCGTCGTTGGCGTCGTTCCGGCGCTTCAGCTCCGCGTCGATACCGTCGCGGGTAAACCCGTCATCGCCTGGGCCGGGGCCGTGGCCGTCAACCATCGGCTCAATGATGCCGTCGTCGTAGCTCTCGCCCGTGTTGACGCCGTCTTTATTGATGAGCCAGCGCATGGTTTCCTCCTTATGCGTAATAGATATTCTGGCCAACGATATCTCCGGCCGTCAGCGCGCCTGTATCGCTGTCGGCGGACCCTGTGGTCAGCGCGAAGGCAACACCGACCGAAAAACTCTCGCCGATTGGCCCGAAATCGATATCGTAGCTATCGGACGGTTTGAGTGCGAATACCGCAACGGGGACATCTGTCCCGACTGTTGGGGCTGACGCTTTGTTGTAGAGCTTGAGGTAGCGGACGGCCGCCGCAGCGTTATAGCCGCGCACTTTATACAGGCGGCCGGCCGCGCTCTTGACAGACGTCGCATTCGTCGATGCCGCAGCCGATAGCAGGCGGTTCGGAAACCCATAACCACCAGAGCCAGCAGTCGGAGAGAGCGAGCTGATAGATACGCTTCCGCCAGCGATGGACGGCGCGATATCTTGCATCATCGAAACGGGAACGGCCCGCACGTTCATCGTGCCGGAGGTGTAAGCCGTAGCGCGGATGCGCATCGCCAACGCTCCAGGGGCGTAGACTTCATATGCCGCCAGCGTGGAAATACTGGAAACTGACGTAGCCGGCGACCCGCCGCTTACCGATTGAGCAGACGCGGCCACCCAGTTTGATAGAGACGGCTCATAGCAGGCCTCAAAACTGAGAGCGATGCCGGCGAACGTCCCCCACCATGCGAACACCGCGCCATTCTGAGCGGCGACGGGGACGACGACTGTTTGACCGCTTGCGGTGATAGAGCCGGACACAACACCTGACTGAGAAAGGTCCTCGAACGGCAGAACACCGCGCGCGCCCATATAGAGATCACTAACCGACTGCACCATTTGAAACGCCCCATTTGAGAAGGGCGGGCCTAAGCCCGCCCGGTTTTACTTGGTGGCAGCTTGCGGTACCCAATCCGCAGGAGCGCCGAGCGCTTCGGCTACACCGTTCCCCTGTGGCTCTTCGGGCTCTGTGGCGTCGTCGGCCTTCTTCTTTCGGCCGCGCTTGCCATCAGGTTCCAGCGCCGTCCCGCCGCTGTTGCCTTCGTCGTCGTCATCCTCATCAGTGGCGATGACATCGACGGGGGCGAGAACGGTCTTGACAGGTTCGACCCACTTCGGTCGGAGCTTCTTGTCCGCCCACAGCGCGTCGTCGATTTCGAACTTCTCGCCGGGCTCTCGGATGCGGCTGCCGATATAGCCCCTGTAGAGCGCGCGGACACGCATCAGAAAGACACCCCGTTCGACTGCACCCCGGCGACGATGCCGGCAGTGATCTTGCCGGTGGTCGGCGCTGTGCCGGTAACGGTGTACTTCAGGCGGCCGTACTGCAGGGTGATGCCGCGAGGAAGATCGTCCTCGTAGATCTGCATGCCGGCCTTGAGCTGAGCCAGGGTGTAGATGCCGAGTGGAAGGGTCTTGTCAGGCGTGAACGTGGTGGTGCTGTCGAGTTCCAGATCAATCTGGAGCGAGGTCAGGTTGTTGAAGTCCTCGACGACCTGGACGAGCAGGCCGACTTCATCGCCCTTGCCGAAGTCCAGGTTCTTGGTCCGGGGGGAGATGGGGCCGAAGTCGATGGTGTTGGTAGAGGCGGCTGTCGCGGTGATCGCCTGAGCGTCCGAGAACATCGCCTGATTGTCCAAGATCATGGTGTTTCCCTTTGTCCTAGGCCGTGCGGCCTGTCGGATGAAAGAAGCGCCCGCTTAGGCGGGCGCGTCAGAATTCATCAGCCGGAATAGGCCGGGAGGGCGGCCTCGGTGTTGAGCAGCGCATCCGTCTCGCGGATCGGAATGCCGCGATAGGTCAGCACTTCCTTGCCTTCCATGTTGTCGCGCTTGAGGCCGGGGGCGTTGTAGTTGTAGCTGCCGGCGTTGTTCACCAAGGACCGGTCGGACGACTGAGCGTCGAGCATTTCCAGCACGTCGCGGTTCATGTAGATGGCGATGCGGCTGGAGATGGCGTTGAGCCGGCGCGACTGGAGGCGATAGTAGGCCTCACGCAGCAGCTTCCAGATGTCCACCGAGCCCGAAAGCATGTCGGAAACGTCGATGTTGGCGATACGGGCGTTGTAGCGCCAGTCCTTGACGAACATGCCGACGTGCCAGGAGAACAGCGTAGACTTGACGTAGAACTTGTTGCCGGCGGCATCGAGCGTCACTTCCTCGCCCTTGTCCTGCACCTGCACGCCGGTCGGGATGCCCTCTGGCGTCAGCAGCGACGTAGCGTGATCGCCCCAGGTAACGAACCAGATCGATGTGTTGTCGGCGCCACGGCCGCCGCCGTCGATGACCTGACCAGCCGCAACGTTGGGCTTGGTCGAATTCGGGCCGTCGTAATAGGCGTTGTAGCGGGCGGCGAGCCCCTTGAACTTCTCCGGCGTGGTGGCAACGTCGTGGTAGAAAATGCCGGTCGCCATCTCCTGGTTCATCGCTTCCAGGAACGGCGCGCTGTCGGTGAGGCGCTGCTTGGCGGCGTCCTTGGCGAGAGCGAGCAAGCGAACGTCGATTTCCGAACGGGCTTCGAGGAAGCCGGTGGTGTCGTCGACCTGCTGCACGGTGGCCTTGGACTGCGGCACGCCCTTGTAGAGGCGTCCCCAGGCGACGGAGGGCAGACCGGTGCGGATCATGTGGCGGTGCGTGGCCTGCTGGTTGCAGGTCGTGACCATCGCGTCATCCAGAACCGGGTTCTGCTGTGCCAGGATTTCGAGAACCGTGCCTTCGGCGCTCTGCTTCTGAGCGTCGATCAGGTTCGGGTAGTAGGTTCCAACCGTTGCCATGTGTCATTC